GTTAATACAATAACTCCAGTACTTCAATCAATACAAGATGCCGGCGCATTATACAAATATGAAGTTATAATGGACGAAAGTAATAATACTCCTGCAGTAATTGATGATGCAACAGCTATTATTGATATTGGTGTATGGATTACTAAAGGTATGCAAAAAATTGTCAACCGTATTACAGTTAATTCTTTATCGGGAGTTAGTTCGGGTGGATTTACAGCAGCATAATTTATAAAATAAAGAAAAATAAAATTTAAACTATATGGCTGAAAATAATATGACAAGTAAGGGAACATTTGCTCTAAGTCACTTTAGAAATTCACGTGCGGCAAAAGAACAATTTGAACCAGTATATTTGAATTTATTTACTGTTGAAATTGCTCTTCCTGTTGGAATTGGAGCTACTGATGAACAAAAGAATTTGTTATTAGAAAATGTTACTCAAATTAATGGATTACAATCTCATTCATTTCCAACAAGTCTTGTGACTCAGAATTATAAATGGGCTCAAAGACGTTATGCTGGTGGAAAACCAGAAAGGACTACTATGGATATTCAAATTGATTTTGAAGTTAACTTAGATAGAACCAATAGTCCATATGTTCTAAAAACATTACGTCAATGGTCAGATCTTGTTTATGATCCACTTACAGGTAGAACTGGTTTAAAACGTGATTATACGGCAGATTGGGCATTAATTACAGCTTATGATAGAGCAGGAAATCCATTCTGGCAATGGAAACTATATCAAGTATTTCCAATGAGTGCCATTCAAGTTCCTACATGGAATTATACATCAAATGATATATGGAAAATATCAAATTGGACTTTAGCTTGTGATTATTGGGATGAAAGTATTATATAACAACAATTTACGAATAAAATATAAAAGGGGAGCAATAATTGTTCTCCTTTATTTTTATGAAACTATACATAAAACTTTTTGACATTTTTTTCATATTATAAAATATATAGTATAAAAATAAAATACAAAATTCAATAAATTTCAATAATTAATCATAAAAAACATAATTTAAAACCATGCTTTTATGACTTGAATTTTTTGTTGAAAAACATTAAATTTATATAAATACTTATTTATTAAACTTGATAACTATTTACTCCCATTGGTGTTTTACCAACAGCGTTGGATAAAATCCTTTCTTGTTTTTCTTTATCCTATATTCATATCCTCTTCTTGCAATCTCTATTGAAGCGTTTACTGCATCCGTGTAGTTATACTGTAAATTTCCAATAAAACTTGAATAAGCAGGATTTATTTACAGAATATAATTTAATTCCTTCTATGTTTAATCTTTTGGTTAAGTTATTGATAAACAATTCTCTTTTCCAGAGATTTTTGTTTTTTTCTATTTGATATTTTTATTTTTGAACAACCTTTAAAATGTAGGTCTTCAACAAAAACTGATTTACAACTAAATTGTTTTGCTAGATTTGCGATCGATTTACTTATTTCATAGGTTTCAAACTTTAATTTGTTTTGAAAATATTTCATTCTACTTGAGTTTGAACTTAGTTTTTCATTTAAAATTTTATTAAAAATTTTCTTTAAACTAAATTCTTGAGCATGAATAACGTTTCCATTATCTAAAATTGAAACACCTATTGCACCTTGGTTTAAATCTATTCCTAAATATCTATTTTCATTTAAATTTCTAACTATCTCGTTATTTTGTTATATCAATTTTTCAACTAGTAAAAATAAACATTATTTTTAATAAAACTTTTTATTTATTTTTTTATATAATATTTAATAATAGATTTTACCTATATAGAATAATTCTTTTACGATATATATATATTAAGAAATATTATTTTTTTATAATTTTTATGTTAAATTATTGTTAATTTTTAATATTAAATATGATGAGTCAAAATTATTCTGAAGAAGAAAAAGCTAAAAAATTTGTAGAAGAAGAGGAAGGAGTTGAAAAAGAAATTAAAGTAAATAAACCAATTACCGAAGCTCCTGTGTTTAAATCACCCTACAGTAAACCAGATGAAATAATATCTCTTGGTAATAGAATAGGTTATCAAAAAATACCTATTGAAGATCTTCCAACACGCGGAATGTTTTACCCAGAAGGAACAGAAATATTTATTCGTGCTGCTAATGCTGGAGAAATAAGACACTGGTCAACGATAAATGAAACTAATATATCGGCAGTTGATGATATGTTAAATTATATCTTAGAGAGATGTGTTACTATTAAATTTGGACAAAATAAACATTCATCTTGGAAAGATATAAAAGAAGTAGATAGATTTTATCTTATTTTAGCCGTAAGAGAATATACATTCATTAAAGGAGAAAATCAACTTCAAGTTAAAGTAGCCGAAGGAAAAAAGATAAATGTATCCAAAGAAATGATAGATTATATTTCTTTTAATGAAAGATTGTTAAAATATTATGATGAAAATAGTCGTTGTTTCTTATTAAAATTTAAATCAGGTAAAGTAATTCCATTCCATATTCCTTCGGTTGGTGTGGTTCAATGGATTAAACAATATGTACAGAGAAAACAACAATTACAACAAATGATAGATGAAGATTTTATAAGTTATGCTCCATTTATTATAGGTGATTGGCGAGGATTAAATGATTTATCATATGAAAAATATGCTATTGATTCTAACGATTGGAGTACTGGAGAAGTTTCTGCTATTACAAATATAAAAGATATGTTTGCCGAAACAGTAGATCCTCATATTAAGTATATTGATGAGGGAGGTGCGGAGCGTCGAGCTCCTCTCAACTTTCAAGGCGGGTTTAAATCTCTTTTCATTATTTCAGATCCACTTGGAGAATTGGTCTAAGATTGAATTCATATTTACTTTTAAATTACATATTCCGCCACCAATGTTAGATACACTAGAGTTTTGGAGAGTAGAAATGTTATTAAAAGATTATGAAGAATACTTAGAAGAAGAAAAGAAACAACATGAAGAACAAAGAAAAGAACAAGAAAAACAACAAAAGAATTATCAACAACCTAATATATCGGATGTATATAAAAATATCCCAAAATTTGATGGATGGAATAATTCAAATATGCCAAAAGTTAATATACCTAACATATCAATGCCAAATATTTAAAAGAAAAGAGGGGGCTTCGGTCCCTTCTTTTTATTTACATGAATATATAAAATAAAATATCAAAAGATAATTAATGGACAATTCCGTAACATTACTAAAGGGTATATTAACAACTCTTCTAAGAATAGAAAAGAAAATTGGTACTAGTACTGGTGGACCTACTACTGCTGCGGGTTCTACTACAAGTTCTACAGAATCAACTAAAGATACGGGTTATGCATTTAGTGGTATTTTTGGAAAAGGAGATATTAAAGGAACTTTAAATGATATAGCAAAAGGTCTAGATGGAATGGGAAAAACCATTAAAGAATTATCTATAGGTTTAAGTAAATTTAAAGATTCTGGTGGAGCTAAAGCTCTTACTGATTTTATAGAAAGATTAATGAAAGCGGCAAGTTCTGGAATAGGAATAAGCTTTAAATCCGTATCACAGGCATTAGAAACATTAGCCGCTTCAATAACTCCATTAGCATGGGGTGTTATGAAATTTGGTTTAATGCAAAAAATTGGGTTAGTTCATGCTACGGCCGTTGGTTTATCAGAATTATTGGGTGTATTGGCCGGTGTTGCCGTAGCTGCACCAATGATTAATTTAGTTTCTCCTGTTTTAAAGGGTTTAGGAATGGCTTTAGAAGGATTAGCTAGTGTTCTTAAATCTATAGGTATTGTTATGTTATCATTTGCAACTTCTATTCTTATATTAGTTGGTGCTGTTAAATTAGCTCAGATGTTATTTAATACATCAACAGCATGGGAAGCCATAGGAATGGTATTTACTATAATAGGAATGTTTGCTTTAACATTTAGTATGTTATCAGTTTTGTCGCCTGCAATAATATTAGGTAGCGATGCTATGGCTGCTATGGGTTTAGGATTAACATTAATAGGCGTTGGTTTAATATCATTCTTAGCAGCAACTTTGGTAATGACTAAAATAGGTGACTGGAAAGCTATATTTAATACTATAGCTGTAGTTGGTTTATTAGCAGTAGCATTTTCTTTATTAGGATTATTATCAGAGTTAATTATTTCTGGCGCGGATGCGGCCAAAGGAATGGGCGTAGCATTAATAATATTATCTGTTGGAGTATTAGCATTTGGCGCCGTAAGTGTATTATTAGACTTAATGGGGCTTTCAATGGATAGTATATGGAACTCAGTAAAAATGGTTGCTTTATTAGGATTAACATTTGCTGGATTAGGAGTATTTTCTCCTTTTATTATTGCAGGTAGTTTGGCAGCCATTGGAATGAGTATAAGCTTAGTTATATTATCTTTAGGTTTATTAGCATTTGTTTATTTATCCGATGAAATTAATAAAAAATTGGGAAAAGATGGTATAACAGGAATGCTTAAAATAGCAGGATTAATAACAGGAATATCACTAGTATTTTCTGCACTTGGTTTATTAATTACACCATTAACAATTGGATTTATTGCCGTAAGTTTATTAACATTGGGTTTAGTTGTACTTTCAGCTGGAATTAAAACCATAATGGATTTATCTAGTAGATTAGATATGAATCAAGTAAAAGAAACGATATCGGATTTAATTTCTTCTACAATGATTGGTGTCACAAAAGGCATATCTAAAGGATTATTAGGAGAAGATGGAGATTCTAAAGGATTTTGGGGAAAAGTCGGATCTATAGCTAAAAATACTGCAATACTTTTATTTGGCATTGGATTAGTAATGCATACCGCTATGGCCGTTTCTATGCTCGGTTTAGCATTAAGAGCATTCACACAAGCTGGCACAATAACAACTATAACAGGATACGATAAAGATGGAAAACCAATATATGGGCCTTCGGTTGATGTATCTAATGCAGCAGCAAATATAGCCACGGCGATTAGAACTTTCTTTACAACTTTAAAAGAAAGCATAATAACATTACCATCTTTAAAAGATATAGATTTAATAACCGCTATTTTAACAGGATATAGATCTGGTCCATTTAATGATAGACCAAGTTTAATGGGAACTATTATAGATTTCGGAAAAATGTTATCACAATGGGCAGAAATAGGACTTAGCGGTGGTGTCCCAGTAGAAAGAGATAAAAATGGAAAAATAACTAAAACTGCTAGTTTTGCTAATATTGCTAAAGCTATAGCCGGATCTATTAAAGATTTTTTTACAGAATTATCAAATGTTGTTATAAATAATGCCGAAACATTAATGGAAAAAGCAACGGTAATTGCAGAAATTTTAGGTGGAGTAAAAAGAAAAATTCGAGCAGATAAACCAGGTTTGATTGATCCGTTATTTAAATTCGCCGAAATAATTACTACATTTGCTAATGGATATGTAGATATACCAGATCCAAAAGATCCTAAAAAAACTATAAAACAAAAAATTGATTATAAACAAACGGCTATAGATATTGCTGCCTCAATTACTGGATTTGCAAGTACTTTAGCCACTGGTTTAGAAACTATAGATGCTAAAAAATTAAAAAAAGGCACGGAGAAAATAACCGATTCATTTGAGTTATTAAATACTCAATTTGATAAGATGATTAGAAATAAAACCGGTATTGAAAAGGCTGCCGAAACTATTGGTAAATTTGCTGTTAAAGTTGGAGAACTTGGAACATCATTAAATAATTTAGATATTGTTAAATTAGAAGGAATAAGTAATCTTGAAAGTTCATTAAAAATAGAAATGAGTGAAGGAGAAGGTGGATGGTATCCTGGAAAGATGATTGTTGAAATGGTTAAAACTGTGGCAGGATCTAGTACAACGTCAACCGTCGGCGCAGCTTCTACCCCTATTATAGTTCAACAACCCGTATCGGCTGGAACAACTACAACATCTTCTGTTACCGCGGTTCAAAATAGCCCGGATTGGAATATTATAGCTCAAGCTATAGGCCAACATGTAGCCGATGCTTTAAGAAGTGGACAATTTAAATTTGAATTCTCTGGTTCTGGACCAAATGGAGTTTTTTATATGCAACCAAATGTATAAAGAGAATATAATTAATGAGAAGCTAACGTGTTCCTCAATAAAAACTTTAAATAGTATTTTATTTTTTTTATAATAAAATTAAAAAACTAGAGTATATTTTAGCTATATAAAAGACATATTGTATATAATAAAAGTTAAACAAAGAAAATATTTTAGTATTATGACTAAAAGTATATTCACAGTCAAATCTTTTAAACCAAGAAATTGGAATTATGAAGATGATAATATTCGTATTTTAAAATCATTTAGAATAAATAAAAATAAGGTTTTATTATTCTTAGAAAATTTTTCTAATGGTATTACTTATCAAATGGATGAATTTTTAATATTTTTAGAAAATTTTTCTAGTGGTACTACTTATCAAATATATGAATTTAATGAATCAGATGATTTTGATGATAAAAATTATAGTAGATTTAGTTATCCAATAACTGGCAGTTTTGTAAATAGTAGAAATAAAGAAGACGCAGAAGAATTATTTAACCATCTCGTGAAATTATATAAAAGAAAATATAAAATAAATGAAACTTAATTATTGTTAATTTTTAATAATTTATTATTACATATAATTAATGGTCAATGATTAACGTAAGTATACTAGATATATAAATTCATATTAAAACTATTTAATTATTTTTTTATATAATATCTGTAAATTAAAATAATATGATTTTAAACCTATTTATTGTACACGCTCTGCGTGGTGAGATTAATGAAAAAGATAAAAACTTAGGATTCCAATATGCAAATGAAATTATCCCTTCTACGGGTATCTGGGTGACCGACAGTGATACCTGGATAGCAAATCCCGATACAAACATTAAATTTAATCATATAATAGCAAATCCATTTACAGATTTAAGTAAAGATATAAATCTTAAATCTGGAATGACTTATTATTCTTCTATAAAACAATTCATAGATGAGGCTTATAAAAATATAGGTATCAATCAAACAGTTAATTTTTATACAATAAACCCAGAGATTTATAAACAGGTAGATGTTTGGGCAGAAGGCGCTACAGTAATGCTAATTAATAAGATGTATGAAAATGCAACTTCATTTATCGATAACGAATGGTTTAATAACAACTATGAAATAATAGACGATTCGGGATTAATACGTTTTTCTGGAGGTAGTTATAAAAAACTTAAATATATAAAAAGAATGTATTAAAAAATTTAAAAAAATATGGCATTTATAAAGAAACTTGGAATGGGTATTGTTGCATTTGATGGCACAGAATTTTTAGATATGATTCTAAATTTAATAAGAGATCAAATAGATTATGTAATCATATCTTATCAAACGCGTTCTTATTTTAACAATCCAATAGATCCTAATGATTTACAAGAAATTAAAAGATTAAAAGAAGTTGGTCTAGTAGATGAAATTGTAGAATTTAATCAGAATAGATATGTTAAAGATCCTCGTGAAGAAGAATGTAGAAGAAGAAATTTAATGATAGAAAGATTAAGACAAGTTGGATGTAGTCATACTCTTATTACAGACTCTGATGAAATTTATGATCCTATAATGTTTAAAAGGGCTAAAGATATTATTAACTCAAAAGGTTATTCAACTACGTATTGTTCTTATATTAATTATTATAAAGATTTTGAACATCAATTAATATATCCATTTAGACCGGGTGTACCTTTTATTAATGCATCCATATTTACATTTACTTATAATGCACCGGCACCACTTCCAACTGATCCAACGAGAAGAGTTTTAAATCCTCTTAATATTAGTACATATATTTTTAAAGATGAAGAAATTTTAATGGCTCATGCGGCATGGATTAGAAAAGATATTCGTAAAAAATTAGTTAACTGGAGTGCTAAAAATCATTTTAAACCAGAATTAATTGATAAAGCCGTAGAAAATTATAATAATTGGAAAGAAGGCGATGATGCAATAATGTTATTTAATGTTCCAAATAATTCGGTAAAAGTAAAGAAATTAGTTCCACCTATACATAATTTTAAAGTACCTTGGGTTGTATAAATTAATAGTAAAATATCAATCTATATATATTTACATTTAAATTATTTTGTAAAGGAAGACATTAAATTTTATTTTGTGTCTTCCTTTAATTTTTGACTCTTTAATTTATTCCACACTTCTCTTGCTTCTTGATCTTTGTCGTGAAGATATATACCTCTCGCAAATGCATAATTTTTAAATGGACTAAAATCATAAATTAAATATTTATAATCACTTAGATAGCCTTCTACTTCAGGTCTAACTTTTAAAAATAATGTATAAAAGTTTTCGTCTTTCTTGAAATAATCAATAATTCTAAATTTTTTTTGATCTAATTGAGTTTCTAAACCCGGAAATTTGGAAAATGGAATATCAACATACTTAATAGGTTTTATTCCTTCTTCATTAAGGTATTTTGATTTATTTAATTTCATTTTTGATTTGAAATTATCCCAATAATATTTACCATAAGAACAGAATATTTCACTTCCTTCTTTTATATCTCTAGTTGCAACGATAACTGGTCTATCTTTATCATCTATTCTTATTTCGGAATTATTCTTGAATTTTGTTTTTACTAAACCTTCGGCATCATTTGCATATTTAGCAAAACACTTTGTGTTCTTACTATCCATAATAGTACCATTTGGAAGATCTATAAAATATTCATCTCCTGAAGTTTTAGCTACTTCTATTGCTTGTTCATATGTTAATATATCACCTTTATATACCGATATAATTTCTCCTTTATATATATCTATAGAAGTAAACAATCCCATACCACTATTTGGAATTTGAGATCTTTTAACGTATAAATAATCCGACTCCTTTAATCCAATATTTGTTATATCTTCTTCACTTAAGTGTTCGTTTATAAATTTAGCTATCATTGTTCCAATAAATAAAGATATTTTAAATAGATCCGATTTAATTTATTCATTAACTTTTTTAGCTCTAATAGGTTGAATACTTTCTTTTTTAATCATATCCATTCCTATTTGATCACTAACCAATTCATGTGTATTTGATTGTTCTTTAGGATTAATTACAGTAACTGTATGTGGATCTATTTTAATAAGTTTTTTTGTTAAATTATCTAATATAACATAATAAGATACGGCATCACTCTGAGGTGTTTTTTTAATAAATAATATTGTACCTGTAAAGATACGGTCTCCTTTTTTATTGATTTGTTTTCCGCGTATCTCTTCACCAATATGAACACGCGATAGATTCTTCATAATATTTGGTCTTGGTTCTAATGAGTGATTTAAAGGAACTATAGAATATGTATACATTGTATTAGGTCCACCAAGATTAGATGAACCACCAAAGCCCATACCTCGCGAAGCATAACGACCACCAACAGTAAAACCTGCACCTATGGAATTTTCACTTAAATAATGTTGAAATTCCGGATACATCTCTTTTACGTTGTGATAAAAATCCCATTCAAATTCCCAGCGTCCATAAATATTAGTATTTGTGTCAGTTTTATTACAATAAATTATAATATATTGATGTAATGATTGATCAATGTTTTCTAAATCTATTGTATTTCTATCTATTATAGCTTTTGCAAATATAATTATACGTTTACTTGTAAGTTCTATATAATCTATTATATGAAGATCTATAAACCATGGAAATCTTTTTTTTAATATTTCATAAGTTATATTAAGATTATGAAGTTTTGCTAATATATTTTTAACAGGTTTTATTCCTGTATAATCTTGATTTCTATGTAGTTTTTTTGCTTTCATATTTTATTTATTTTTATACGAATTGCATATAATCTATTTGAACATCAAATGGATGAGGATTAAAAACATAAAAACCTTCTATATAGTTTTCCGTAGAATAATCATCATTATCTTGTGCTTCGGTAACTAAATATAATTTACTGAATTTATTCCATAAATTATTTTCAGTTATATATGATAAATAATCACCGGCATTTATAGTATCACTTGTTGTGCAAGTTGCACTTCCAACATCTACAATTTTAGTTTTCTTTTCATAAACGATGGTAGAAGCACATGTTGTAGCTTCATAATATGTAAAAGGAGTAACTACATGATTTATATATAACCAATCTTGAGTTACATCGCTATTACTTGTAGGATAAAGAGCTTTAATTAAAACACCTTTCATTGCTCCGGCTGGATATCTTGATGATGGTATATATGCACTAACATCTTCGGTTAGATTATGTACCGCCACCACAGCATTTGAACTATCATATAAAGTTAATATTGCCGTAGAAATATTATATTCATATCCTAAAGCGGTTCCAGTAAAAGTAAATGAAGATACATCAAATGTTGCTGTTATTTTTATATTATTATTACTTAATGTCGTATTAAGTGCATTTTCAATTGTTATATTCTGAGAATAATTTCCAGAAGCAGTAATAGCCTTTGAAATATATCTAAAATTAGAATAATAATTAATTGATAAATCTAGTTTTAAGTAGTATAAATCCAAAGAAGTATAAGTACTAGTATCATTGAATTTTTGTACTTCATAAGTTAATCCTTTAGATAGACCAGGTATAAATATAACTTCTTGAGGCTCTAAAACCTTAGTTTGCATATTATAATTTGTAACTGGAATGGCTATATCAGAAAATGCCATTGAAATTAAAGTATCTGGTCCTTTAGTTATACCAATTTGTTCTTGTGGTAAGAATTCAAAATACATTCCATCATTTGTAGAACAAGGTGGTAAATTCAATGAAGTACCATTTATATTAGCATAGAATACATCTGAACTATTATTTGTTGTAGCCATTATAAATACTTCTTTTTTATTTATATATCTTTAAATACAAAATAAAAAAGAAGCTTTTAAAAGCTTCTTTTCATTATATTTTATCATAGTTATTTCTTTCACCCGGGTTTATTGGAATGCCCCATTTATCTAACACTGGTTTCTTTTCATTTTTTGGTATTGCTTTTACGTCTATAACTTCAACACCATCTCTTGTTTTCTTTTCTTCTTTAATTTCTTCTGTCAATGGACTTTCGGTTATAACTTCTATTATATCATCACCTTTAGTTGGTCTTTTATCTAATTCTTTAAGATTTTTAAGCTTTTTTGTTCTTGCCTCTTTTACCTTTATTAGTGTTTTTGGTTTTCTTAAAGATTTTTTTCCTTCTTGGAGCTTTTCTTCTTTTTCTTTTGGAGCTTCTAGTTGCTCCTTTTGCTGAAGCTCCTGTTCTTTTTTTGGTTTTTCTTTTTCTATTATTTCTTCTTTTTTGATTTCTTCAGCTTTAACTTCTTCGGTAATTATTTTTTGTTTTTGTTGTAGTTTTTCTTTAGCTTCTTCTAATGCTTTATTAAATGAATCGTCAGTAGTAGTTGATAAATTATTTACAAAATTTTCTGATATTTCTGGAACTTCCAACAAATCTTCTTTTTTATCAATTATAATTTCATCATTCACTTTTGGAAATGGAATTTCTTCAACCGCGTTAATGGGAGTAATATTATTAACTACTTTTACATCATTTGACTTAATTTTTAATTCAGGTTCTGTTTTTAGTTCCATTATATCAATATATTCTTCATCTATTGATGTATCTTCAATGTCTTTGGTAATTATCGGTTTTTTATATTTAACCTTTGGTTTTTCTTCTATTGTTTCTTCTACTTCTTCCGAATCTTCATCGTCTTTATTAGATTGTTTTTCTTTGACTTCGTTAGATTGTTTTTCTTCGGCGTCCTTTAATTGAATATTTTGAGATACTAATGCCGTCATACCTAATGCAATTATAGGTAATAAAGAACCAGTGATCCAAGCAATAATTATCTTAAATAACTTTGCATCTACTCCTTCTACCCAAAATAATATAGAGTCTTGAAAATATTGAAAGTCTAATGTATTAGATGTTTCAATAAACTTATAAGATGATACAACATTACCAATAACCTGTAAGGTTGTTAATATTATCATTATAAACCATGATAACAATCTATTTTTATTGTTTGTTAAAAGTATAGAAAATAAAACGCTTGCTTGCCCGATCTCAGCCACTAGAGACAATATAACAGATAACCAACTTGGATTAGATATATTAAAAAAGGAAATAGCATGATACCAAGACACAAATGCAGTACATACATATAATATCGCGAATGTTATTATTAAAGACCAATATAACACTGTTTTGCGATCTTTATTTTTAAATAAACTCATTATAATATTTTTTATTTTTATATGTTATAATTCAATTAAAGTTTTGTTAAATTTAAGTGAATATATATTAAAATATAAGGTGTTAGATTTATACTGACATATAAATCAACTTTAAGGACTTAAAAGCTGTCCACCTTATAATCTATATATTTAAAATAAAGGACTATAATCATGAGAAATAAACTAATTTACTGTCAAATTTGTAATAAAAAGTTTACTACATTGTGTAGTTTAAGCAGACATTTAAGAAAAGATCATAATATTAATAAAAAAGAATATTATGACAAATATATTAAAAAAGATAATGAAGGAAAATGTAAAATATGTGGAGAATTAACAGTGTTCAGAGGACTACATGGTTATAAATTAACGTGCGAAAAGAAAACAAATCCCAAATGTAGTATCTTATATGCGCAACAAGAGACAATAAATGCAATGATTAAAAAATATGGAGTTTCAAATCCATATCAAATTCCAAAAAATAAAGAAAATTGCATTAAAAATCTTAAAAAATTTTATAAAGATAAAAATAAAGTATTAATAGCAAAGAAAAAATATAAAGATACTTGTTTACAAAAATATGGTGTAGAAAATATATCACAATCTGAAAAGTCTCAAAATAAAAATGGGTTTAAGTATTATAATTATAAAGGCATTAAATGTCAAGGCAGTTATGAACTAGATTTTATTAAAAATTATTATGATAAATTTACAGATATAAAAAGGGGTCCTTGTATTAAATATTCATTTAAAAGAAAAGAACATATTTATCATGCAGATTATTATATTCCATCTTTAAATTTAATAATAGAAATTAAAAATAAAAATTTATATAATAGAGATAAAAATCAAATAAAAGCAAAAAAGAAAGCCACTATTTCTAATGGCTTTAATTATATTATGATTTTAGAGAAAAATTATAAACAATTTAATAAATTATATAATAATTGAGTTATTTATTTTTATCTTTTTCTTCATCTTTAGATATATTTTCAATCTTAATAGTAGTATTAGCTTTTAATTTTTCTACGGCAGATTGTACACTCTTAGCTTTATCTTCCGCGGCTTGTGCGGCTATTTTATATGTTTTTATATCAAAATTTAATTCTTTAATTAAAGAATCTTTTTTAATTATAACATTTTTTAAAGAATCTTGTATAAGAGTGTGTTTAATTTCAGAACGACGAAGTGCAGATTTTCTTGCACATCCTTGTATTGATTTAAAACAAAATAAAATAAATAGAACAATAATTATTGCTTTATTGTATTTCTGAAATATTACTTTAAGTTCCATAGTTTTTGTTTTATTTATTCGATTTCTTATTTTTCCGTTTTAAGTTATTCATCTTTTTTAAAATCTTCTTTTTCTAAAAAGAATCCTTGTTCTGCGGATATCCATTGGTCTTGCTTAAATTGAATTTCTTTTATCAATTCTCTAGCTTCTTTTACTACATTAAAAATATTTCCCATAATTTTAATATGTTTTTCGGCTATCTTCTCAAATTCTTCGGCCGATGCAACTCCAATACCACTAACTCCATTTTGCATTATATAAGCCAAAAATTCTAATGCTTGATATGTAACAAACAATGGTTTATTTTTTTCAAAATTCTTATAGGAATCTTCAATAACTTCATTTATTTTAATCATACCCATCCATGAATCTTTCATCCATATAGCTCGATTCTTAATAAAGTCATTAAGATACTCTAAAGTATTCCATGCTTCTTTTTCATCTGCAATTTGCCATAATTTATTTTGGAATTCTTTTGCAGCATTTTCAAAAGCAACTTTAAAATTTTCAATATCTTTTTTGGTAGGTTTATTTGCAATTGATGCATCTACCGTGGTGTTGTTTTCAACCGGATTAATTTCTAATTCTGCCATTTTAATTTATTTTATTTGTTAAATATAAATTCTTGATTATTTTTTTTATGCCATTCTATACACAAAGTTTTAAATTCTTGTTTATTTTCTTCAAGTTCATCTCCTTCACACACAATATTTTGTATAAAATCATCTTTTTTATTGATACAAAGAATATTACAAGAATTAACAGATTTTCCTTCTAATAAAAGCATCTCATCTAATGCATATGCGTATCCACCTAATTGAAGTTTATATTTCTTTTCTTTTATTGAACCCTTTTTAATTTTTTCGCTACTGGTTTTAAAGTCCGTTATATTTAAAAATGGTCCAGATATGTATGCTATATCTAATTTTCCTCGATAAAAAGCACTTGAAGAATATAATGATAATTCTATTCCATAAACATTTTTATAAATATTAGCATACTCACAATAATAAAATTTATAGAAAAGATCTAAACCTTCATTTATTTTATCTTCTGGTATTTGTTGTTCTTTTAATAATGCCGGAACAGATTTTTGAATTTCTAATAAAACAGCCGACGGATCTTTAGTTTCATTTGTTCTTTCTATAAAATGTTCTATGAAAGCATGCATTGAAGTTCCTCTTTGGCCGGCGGCTTCCATTATTTTTTTAGCTTTTTCCGCTCCTACTGCTTGTACAAATGCATCATATTCGGGATCTGGTACACATTCTGCTAATATCGTCGACACCGATGGTATTTTAAGTTTATAATAAGCTTCATATAAACCTCTTTCTCCTATTGACCATTTTACATTTTCTATGTTAAATGAGTTATTATCCATGTAATTATATTATATTTTATGATTAATGTTATTAATGTACTTAAAATGAAAATCCATTTAATAAGCCACAATATAGAAAACTTTTCAAACACAAATCTATATATTGCGGCATAAGATAAAGTTTCGATACCTTTATCATCCACAAATTGACTAAATTCTGGAGTTAGAGAACCAGCGAATCCAAGTTCATCATCTAAATATTGGTGAACAGGTTTTAATATTTCAAATACTCTAAACCTTTTCATTTTTTCATCTAAACCTTTATCAGACTCATCAAGTGATACTATTAAATATAATGTATAAAATCTATTATATTTAATCTTAAATTGATTTAACTTAGAATTAGGATTTCGGGCCTCGGATTTAATTATATTTTTAAATTTATTATAGTTTATTAAATCTTTAATTACTATAGCTAAAGGCCATCTAGATGGGTTAAATAGTGTCTTCATTTGCATAATATATTTCAATTAATTCAGGATATTTCTTTTTAATAACGTATGTTATATCTTTACGAGCTTTTCTTAAACGAGTTTTAACTGTTGATTCCGGCCATTTTAATTTTTTAGCTATTGCTGACAATTTCATTTTTTCTATTTCTCTTTGATATATAACACTTTTATATGGTTCTTTGAGTTTATTTATTTCTTCTTTAATGCATTCATTAAGGGCTTCTATTGCTTCATTTCGGTCTTTTGGACCATAACATTCAGTTTTTATATTATATACTTGTGAACAAATGGCTTTCATTTTTCTTTGTGATGATGGGATTTTTTCTGAATGTTTTTTAGACGTATACCATGCCGATTCTAAAAAATTTAAATTATTATTATCAATATGCATAAATTTCTTTTTATATCTTAAATATCCTAAAGCAATATTTTTTGCTATAGCATATGACCAAGTAGAAAAATTATATTTTTTATCATATTGATCTATTTTTTCCCATATATTTACAAATGTTAAGGAAATTATTTCATTACATATATCTACATCTTTTACATAATCATATGTAAATTTGCGAAGTCCTGGAGTTAGTCGATTTATTAAAATCGAGAAATTTTTATTTGATTTATCTTTTAGAAATTCTAATGCAATATCCTGAATTGTTTTTTTAGACATAAATTAATTTATTTTAGTTTAATGTACAATTGTTTATATGTAAAGTGAGACGGGGATCCCCGTCTCACTTATTTAATTTAATTTTTTTATTCTTCAATTACCTGTTCAAGATAATTATTTATATTTGACATAATTCCCATGACTCTAATATAAGGGAATTGTCCAAGAACATTTAAAACCTGTGTTAGTGTATTGTGATCTATAACATCAACATTGATAGCATTCATTAATCCTGCTATTTCGTTAAATGGACGATCACCAATAGCCTTTAAAATGTCCTGTTTTAATTCAGGTTTAATTTTGTATGTAGGTACATACGCTTTAGTTTCTACTTGAGATGATTGATTATTTTCTGCCATAATTAAATTTAATTTAGTTTTATTTTTTTTTATCTTAAAATAATATATTATTTGTTAAAATTTATTTAAAATTAGTTAAACTATTGTTAATTTAAGAAGTATCTCTATAAGTGAGATATATCTCTTTTAAATCTTCAATAGTAAAGTCTTCTTTATTTATTTCTATGTCATAATCTGTAAAAGTTTTAAAATCTTCTCTATCGACTTGTAACCTACGTTCTACATTGTCTGCATCATTCCTTTTAGATAAACGTTCTTTTCTCACATCCTCGGATATATTGAAATACACTATAAGTGATTTTTTTCTATCACTTCTTAGTAATTGTTTTATATCTCCAGGAGTCATAATTATCACATTATTCTCGGGATTATAAAAATCATTTTTATCTATTCCATAGTACCATTCTCCATTATTGAATGTCATCCATGTATAAAATTCATCATTATTTAATTTCTTTATAAATTGTTCTTTGTTTATAAAAAAATAATCTTTACCGTTAACTTCCCCATTTCTTATTGGTCTGGTTGTATAAGTACATCCAAAATGCATTCCAAATATATCACATAGAAATTTACATGCATAATTTTTCCCAGAAGATCCTGGTCCTACCAAAATGATGCGATAATACATTATTTTCTTTTGTTAACAAGTTTGTATATGTAAAATAAAATATAATTAATCGTAAATCCGATAGCAAATATTGATTCCATACTCCAGTTTTTATTCATTAATGTTTTACAAGTTACTCCAAATAAAATTGATTTAAATATAATTTCAATTATTTGATAAACTAACATTAATGAAACAACACCTGATTTAATTGGTTTTTGTTTATTTTTTATTTCTATGACGGGTTTAACATCAGGTTTTACTTCAGATTTAGTCTCAGGCTTAATTTCTGCTCCAATGTTTTTATTTTCATTGTTATGTGATTTCATTGGCTTATTATTTTTATAAGAATTTAATAAGTCTTCTAATAAATTATTTTTTAACATATTTTTATTTTTTAGTAACTATCCTTTAAGCTTGTTTAACTTTTTGTTCTTTATTTTCTACAACAGATAAAGCTGATTTAATTTTTGGTATATTTTTAAAAATTAAAGAGTTTGTATCTTTATTTTCACACTTATTATCTTTATAACAAAATTTTAATATTACAATTCCATCTTTATTAATAGTTTGAATTGTTTTAATTTTATCAAGAGCATCTAAAACATTTTGTTCTAATGTAGTTTTATCTAATTTTTCTGGGTCTATTTTATAAATTTTTCCTAGTTCTAGATTGTTTCTTTTTAAATATTCAATAGCACTTTTAAAACTTTTTTCTTTTTCTATTTTAGCTTCAGCTTCTTTTTGTTGTTTAGCCTTTTCTTTTTCTTGTTTTTTAGCTTCTTTTTTAGCTTCTATTTCTTTCTTTTTATTTTCATCTTTAATTACTTTTTCTAAATTATTTAGATTATTGGTTTCAATATCAAATACAGAGAGATCAAATCCCGCTTTATAAGTATCTAAGATATTCTTTTCATTATTAGATATTTTTATTATTTGCTTTGTTTTTGGATCTGTTATAACATATTTTTTTCCATCTTGTTTAGGTATTAATAATTTTTTAATATTAGATAATTGTGTATTGAATCTATTAATATTTTGATTTTTTTTATTTTCATCGTCTGTAGTAGTAAATTCATATTTAATCATTTGCATATGAGTAGTAGCATATAAATCAATAACAGATTTTACAAAATTATCTATTTTCTTTTTTGATTTTTTATTTTTAAGTGCTTTAAATCCTTTATAAGCCAACCAACCTAATCCACCGGCTGTAGCAAATCCTGCTGCACCAATCCCAAGAGGTACTAATATTGAACTTAATGATGGTAATGTCGTGGCTAAAGCAACACCACCTAAAGTAGTTCCTGTATGTCTTACAGTACTACTAGCTGGATTTAAACTATTAACTTCATTTAAAGACTCATTGGTTTTTAATTTTTTTTTTAAAAATTCTGATTTTTTATTTTCTTTAGAATTATCTTTGTCTTCATCTTCTTTTGTTTCTTTTCCTTTTACTTGTTTTGTCACAGATTTTACATTATCTTTTTTAGATTTATTTTCTCTTGCAAATGGATTTCCATTACCTTTAGATTTTTTTTCTTGTTTTCCTAATGATTCTTGTTTAAACGAAGATGATGTTTTTCCTCCCATATTCATTTCAGGCTTAAAATCTTTAGAACCTTGGAATGAATATCCAGGAGTAAATTTAGCCGAAGTCATTGTAACAGTAACTTCAGTCTGAGCTTTCTGATACTCGGCCTTAAGCCAATCATAGCTTTTTTTATTTGTATCGGGTATTATCATACCTTCTTTAGATTCTAATTCTTCGTTTAGCTTGTCTAAATATTCATTAAAATTAAATGATCCAACTTTCATAGTTTTGAACTTTATTTTATATATCTTTCTTTATTTATTTATTTATGTATTTTTTAAGTTTGTTGTGTAAAAATAATTTTTTATTTTTTTTCTTTAAGAGCCGCACCTTTATTAAAAGGTTTTAATCCAATACTTCTTTGCATTAATTTAAATATCTTTATATTATTTTTAGGAATTACAATAGGCATTGTTGGATCTGCCATAGAACCATCTTTAATTAATTTTGCTTTCTTTTTCTTTTTAACTTCATTTACTGTTTTAGCTCTCATGATTAATCATTATTTTTATCATTCCCAAATATTTCATCTTGACATTTTTGACAAAGTCCACTTATTTTAAATTCTTTTCTAGAACTTTCATCTTTAAAATCTTCTAATCTTATTGGCGCGCCACAAAGTGGACAAAGTCCTAATTCTGCTCTATTAACTTCTTTATCAAAATCAGCAGAATGTAACATTTTCTTTTTATTAGCATTATGTTTTATATAATCATTTAAATTTTCTATAACTAATTTTTTCATATCATCTAATTATTTTTATACTGTAAATTCAGTTCCACCACCGCCGGCTGGTGCTTCACCTCCTGTTGGTATTTCACCTCCTGTTGGTATTTCACCTCCTGTTGGTATTTCACCTCCTGTTGGTGCCACGCCGCCTGCTGGTGCTTCACCACCAAATCCTAAATCTCCT